ACCTTTACTTTCGTAAGGGACAACTTGTAGTCATGGCTAATATGCTGAACCTAGAGTCACAGATAGAAACAGCTAAACAACAAGCACAAGAAGACGACTCGGAAGAATGAGACGTTTATACGACTTTCAATGTGACAACGGACACGTCAACGAGTTCCTTAGAGACTCAGACGTAGAAGAAGTTGATTGTCCTGATTGTGAGTTGAAGGCTAGAAAGATTGTTACACCTGTAAAAGTTAATCGTGGTAAAGACTCTTGGAAGGAAACACGGAAGTGGGCTAGACAAAGAGAGTCACACATGAACGCTAACAAAACGTAACACAATAACGTAAGGTTAACTCTCGACCATAGAACCCTTACACTTAATACACCTCCATAATGATATTAATCACGGAGTTTAATAATGGCAAGACTAATAGATGAGCGTCCAGAAGACGTAGAAGAGAACGACATTGACACAACGCTAGAACAAGAACCTCAAGCTGAGGCAACTCTTGAAGAACCTGAGTCAGACATACCTGAGAAGTATCAAGGAAAGAGTACAGCCGAAATAGTAAGGATGCACCAAGAGGCTGAGAAACTTTTAGGTAAACAAAGTTCTGAAGTAGGTGACTTACGCAAAGTTGTTGATGACTACATTCAGACACAACTCACCGACACTGAAACACAAGCAACAAATGCTGACGAAGAAGTAGATTTTTTCTCTGACCCCGACAAGGCAGTCGAGAGAGCAATTAATAATCACCCGAAGATTAAGGAAGCTGAGACCATCAGCAACCAGTATCGACAGTCAACGGCTATGGCTACACTGCAAACAAAACACCCTGAGATGCAGGATATTTTGCAGGACGCTAAGTTCGCTGATTGGATTAAGGGTTCTAAGATTAGGACACGGCTCTTTGCACAGGCAGACCAACAGTATGACGTAGATGCCGCTGACGAACTATTTTCCCTATGGAAGGAACGTCAACAGGTTGTCACTCAAACTGCCGCCAATGAGAAACAACAACGAAAGCAATCTGTTAAATCCGCATCTACAGGCAATGCCCGTGGTAGTGGTGAACAGAGAGCCAAGAAGGTCTACAGACGCGCAGACATTATTAAACTAATGCGTACTGACCCAGACAGATACCAAGCACTATCAAATGAGATTATGCAAGCGTATGCAGAAGGGAGGGTACGAAACTAATATTATTTATAAGGTGAATTAAAATGGCTACATCAACATATCCCGCAATGGAAGGCGCAGTAGATAACACTAGCGCGGCAACTTTTATCCCAGAAATCTGGAGTGACGAGGTTGTTGCCGCTTATCAGAAGAATCTTGTACTAGCTAACCTAGTTAAGAAACTTTCTATGACTGGCAAGAAAGGTGATACTCTTCACATTCCTAAGCCTACTCGTGGTTCAGCTAACGCTAAATCCGCAGGTACAGCAGTAACTATTCAGGCAGACACTGAGTCAGAAGTACTAGTAACAATCGACAAGCACTTCGAGTACTCACGTCTAATCGAAGACATTACTGAAGCACAAGCACTTGCATCTCTTCGTCAGTTCTACACTGGTGACGCAGGTTACGCTCTAGCTAACCAAGTTGACAATGACTTGTTTGAACTAGGTAAACTATTTGGTGACGGTGCTACTGGTACAGAAGACTTTGTAAACAGCAACTCTTTTGCTTCTGATGGTACTACTGCACTAGCAACTACTGGTAACACTATCAGTGTTTTCACTGACGCGGCATTCCGTTCTATCATTCAGAAAATGGATGAAGCTGACGTACCTATGGACGGTCGTTGCATGGTGATTCCACCTTCTGCTCGTAACGCAATCATGGCTGAAGAGCGTTTCTCATCTAGCGATTTCGTTAACGGTCAAACAGTAGTGAATGGTCAGATTGGTAACTTGTACGGTGTTGACGTATATGTTTCTAACAACTGCCCAACTACTTTTGATAGCGGTAAAGGTGCATACTTGTTCCACAAAGATGCTATGGTTCTTGCCGAGCAACAAGGTGTTCGTTCACAGACTCAGTATAAGCAAGACTTCCTTGCTACTCTATATACTGCTGATACTTTGTACGGCACACAAGTAGTACGTCCTGAAGCAGGTTTCGTACTAAGCGTAAGCTAATAGTAGTACTTAAGGGGTTTCTTCGGAAGCCCCTTTCCCCCTTTTCTTTTTTATACTATTCTTTTTTTTTTTTTAACTATAGGAATGTTTCATGGCTATATTCAGAGGTGTAGGTGGCTCAGGAGATTCATCGGACAATTCCTTTCTACAGGAAGTTACTGCTCAGGCTAATGCCGCTAGTGCTTCCGCAGTCCTTGCACAAGCCTCAGCAAACTCTATATTAACGCTTACAGCCGCCACTGGAGACGCAGGTACTGATGTATCCTATAATGCCTCTACAGGCGTTCTGACTGTCCCTAGAGGGGCAGACGGTTCAGACGCAAGCGTAACAGCCGCTAATGTTACTGGTGTCCTTACGGGCGGCACTGGTATCTCTATAGCGAGTAATGGCACTATTACCAACGATTCGCCAGACCAGACAGTAGCCTTAACAGGCACAGGTGCTACTACGATAACTGGTACGTATCCTAACTTTACCATCAATAGTGTAAACACAACGTATACTGTAGGCGATGGTGGTTTAACAACAAATGATTTTACTGATGCTGACCATACTAAGCTAAACGGCATAGAAGCTAATGCTACTGCCGACCAAACAGGCGCAGAGATAAAGTCAGCCTATGAAGCTGTGGCAGATACTAACGCATTTACTGATGCAGAGAAAACAAAGTTATCGGGTATAGAAGCCAGTGCAGACGTAACGGACACAACTAACGTAACATCCGCAGGTGCGGCTATGTTAGATTCATCTCCTACGTTCACAGGTACTGTTACAGCAGATGGCGGCTACAGCACTAGTACTGGTAATTTTGTAACTTTATCAGGCAGTATTACCACTAACTCAGGCAACATAAGTGCTAACAGCGGTAATATTTCAACAAGTGGTAACATCACTGTTGGCGGTACAGTAGATGGTAGAGATGTAGCTACAGACGGCACTAAATTAGATACGCTACTTTATCACCGAGTTAGCGAGTTACGCCTTGCGGGTAATACTTCTGCGGGAAACTATTTATATTTATCCACATCAGACCAGAACTTAGGGCAAGCTACTAATATTTATCACCCCTCAACCCCTGATGACACTACTCGACTTGTTGACGTAGAGTGGACTACTTATTGGGGCTATACTAGCGTACAGAACGACACAAGATTAACTTTACAGCTAATTGTTCCAGTAGGAGCAACAACTCAGAACTTAGGTACTGTTACAGAAGTTTCACAATACGACCCCAATTACAATTCAAGAGGAAGCGGACAAAAGTGGTACTACGTTTCAGGTAACGTGGCTCATCACTTCACACCCTTTGGTAGGATGTCACAATCTAGCTCAGGTTCTTTAAAGCACACTATTGTATCTTCTCAGTATGACCCAAGCACCAATAGAACTTATTTCTGTTTGAAGATTTCTACAGCAAACATGACAACAGGTGACACCGCTTATTGGCATCCTTATGCTTTTGAAAGCACTTATACCACACTCACTCAGAGTTACGATATTACTGAAAGGTATAGGTCAGGACTTGACCGCAACAAAGTGTCTTTTAAACTACCGTTTACTGATGCTACGTTAACTTTTAGATTAAAAATAAAAGAACTTGCTTCAGGTGATAATGCCCAAGTAGCAGACAGTGTAGTAAGATTAACAAGCATGGGAGTATAGATATGATAGTTGGGTACACTAAATTAAACAGCGAAGGTAGATTAGAGCAAGTAGTTTATCAAGAATGTGACACTACAGAAGAAGCCGTAGAAGTAGCTGAGGAATTAGTTTTAACATCAGTAGACGATGAGACTATCTTAGATGTAATCCGAGGTACAAGATTCAGTGATACTGAAATAGTTTATAACGTAATACACGAAATACCACGATAATTCTTAGGAGAACAACATGGTAACGGAAGAAACAAAACAAGCTGTAGACGTATTTGCGGCATCCACAGGTGTGATGT